GTGATGATACACTTGCTTCAGCAAAAGCAATTAAAACTTATGTTGATTCACAAGTTTCGGCAGTATCAACAAACTCAATAACACAGGGCAACACGAGCGCAACTGTCACTGACACAGGATCAGACGGTGCATTCACTGTGGTGGCAGACGGCAACACGGAACTTACGATCGATGACACACAGGCATCTTTCTCAGGAAACGTAACAGTTTCGGGTAACTTGACAGTCAATGGAACAACAACGACTGTGGCCACAACCAACACAACCATTGAAGACAACATCCTCGAGTTGAACTCTGGTGTATCAAGTTCAGGCAATGATTCTGGTATCTTGATCGAGAGGGGAACAACAGGTGACAACGCGTTCATAGGTTGGGACGAGTCAGCAGACAAGTTCACCGTTGGTACCACAACAGCGACAGCAGATGACAAGTCAGGTGGAATCACGGTAACCAAAGGAACGTTAGTAGCGGACCTAGAGGGTGACGTAACAGGTCAAGTATCAGACATATCCAACCACTTGTTGGACGAGGACAACATGGCCACTGACAGTGACACCAAGGCTCCTACCCAACAGTCAGTGAAGGCATATGTTGATGCTCAAGACGCCAACATAGCATCAGACACTTTGACATTCACTAACAAAACATTCGACGCAAACGGAACTGGTAACTCGATATCAAACATTGATTTCGCTGACTTCACAGCAGGTGTGGTACTGGACGAGGACAATATGGCCTCAGATTCAGCCACTAACCTGGCCACACAGCAGTCGATCAAGGCCTACGTTGACACAGAAACTGCCAACGTTGCCAGTGACACTTTAACTTTCACAAACAAGACCTTCGACGCAAACGGAACTGGAAACTCACTTTCAAACGTGGAAGTGGCTGACCTGGCCGCGAGTGCCGTGGTGCTTGAAGGTGAAGGCATAGGATCAAACGACAACGACACCACGCTACCAACATCAGCGGCTGTCAAAGATTTCGTTGACACCGAGACGGCAAACGTTGCCTCGGACACAATGACATTCACCAACAAGACTTTTGACGCCAATGGCACAGGTAACTCAATCTCCAACATCGAGGTCGCGGACTTCGCTTCAGGCGAGGTGCTAGACGAGGACAACATGGCCTCAGATTCGGCCACCAAACTGGCTACACAGCAGTCCATCAAGGCCTACGTTGACGCGGAGGTTGGTGCAGTATCGACAAGTTCGATTTCACAACTGAACACCAGTGCCACTGTCACAGACACAGGCACAGACGGTGCATTCACTGTGGTGGCAGACGGTAACACGGAACTTGTGATCAATGACACGAGTGCTACTTTCTCAGGTAACGTTGTAATTTCCGGAGACATGACGGTCAATGGTACAACGACAACCATTGATTCAACAACACTTACAGTTGAAGATCCGCTGATCCAATTGGCAAAAAACAACTCAGGTGGAGAAGCCAACACGTTCGACCAGGGTCTGTTCTTCAACAGGGGATCACTGGACAACGTTTCATTCATCTGGGACGAATCAGCCGACCAATTCGCGTTCGCCGTGACATCAGCGGAAGACGGAACGACCGCAGGAAACATCACGATCGACAGTTACGCGGCGTTGAAAGCCGGTGTAATCACAGGTTCAGATGTGGAAACTGGCGTGATCAGTGCCGCGGACGGCACACAATCGGCAACGATTGCTGACTCAACAGGAGTAATGACAATAGCCAGTTCGGTGCTGACAACAGCAGACATCAATGGCGGTACAGCAGACGGAGTAACGATCGGTGGATCAACAGCGGCGGCTGGTACGTTCACGACCGCCACGGCGACAAACGTACAGGCCACCAACATCAAGGCCAACGACGGTGCTAATGCCATAGTGATCACGGACACAACGGGCGCTGTTGAACTGTCAACGGCCACCACTGTTTCGGGCACACTGACAGCCACAGCCAACACGGTTGTGAATGGTGGAACATTCACCTACAACAGCGGACTAGGGGACTATGACGCTGTCTTTTCAGGACAGACTCAGACCAATCTGTTGTACCTTGACGCTAGTGCTGACAGCATAGGTATACACACCAGCACCCCAAGTTACGTGTTGGACATTGGTAGCTCAACTGACGCTGTACTACTGCCATCAGGCAACACCGCGACGAGACCAACTGCCGCGTCGGGTATCATCAGGTTCAACTCTCAGACCGGTCAGTACGAGGGATGCCAGGATGGTTCCACATACGTCAACTTCGCGATCGCGGGTGACGCACCGACATTCACCAAGGAGACCACAACAGGTGACGGTTCGACCACGACGTTCTCGGGATTCTTCAGCACCGCTCCAGAATCTGCCAACAACGTGTTCGTGTACATCGACAACGTGTACCAGGAACCAACAGAGAACTACACAGTGTCGGGATCAGACATCACGTTCACCAGTGCTCCACACTCGGGAGCGAGGATATTCGCGATCACGGGTGCTGACAACACCGCATTGGCGACGGGTGGAATAGCCAGGTCAGAGACCACGGCAACATCTGTGTCAGGATCAACGGCCACGAACATCATGACGTTCAACGCCGCCACATACAGATCAGCGGAACTGTTCATCACGGTACAGGACTCAGGCAACACGCAGTACTCGGCCATGAAGGCCACAGTGCTACACGATGGAACGACGGCGTATGGTTCAACCTACGCGGTGACCAACACGGCGGCGGGCGACATAGTTGACATCTCGTTCAACCATGACGGTTCGAACACCGTGGAAGTCAAGGCCACTCCGTTGAACTCGGGCACACAGTCGATCAAGGTACAGTACTCACTGTCAGCGATCTAGACTGCTAACAAACATTAGACGCCCTGCTGGTAAATACTACTGTCAGGGCGTTTTTTTACGGCCAGACAACAAATAACGTTTCAAACTATGAGGAACAAACAATGACCACAAGAAATTTTTTCGTAAACCACGGACTGGAATGCGGTGACATCGTAATATCCGCCTCCAACAACACAATCACTGGCCTGAGCACAGCCGCCCCAACGGCGGACGGAGACGTGGCCAACAAGAAGTACGTGGACGACCAGGACGCCCTGATAGCGTCGGACTCACTGGTGTTCACAAACAAGACATTCGACGCCAACGCAACGGGCAACTCGATCTCTAACATAGAGGTCGCTGATCTGGCCTCAGGTGTTTTAGACACTGACCTGAGCACGGTCTCCGCTTCGGACGACACCTTACCGTCTGCCAAGGCCACCAAGGCCTACGTTGACGGACAGATATCAGCGGGCGTGGACACACACACCACGATCACGGAGGGCAACTCCAGTGTGGTTGTGGCGGACTCCGGCACGGGCACGATAACAGTTTCAGCGGACGGTGGCACGGTGGCGTCATTCGCATCAGCGGCCACCACCATAACCGCTTCGGGGGCCATAAACCTCACGGCGGGCACCGACGTAGCCATACCAAACAACGTGGGAGTACTGTTTGGCACGGGCGGTGAGAAGATAGAATCAGACGGTACGGACCTCACGTTGACTTCAACAGGAGAGCTCACACTGACCGCGACGGGCAACACCATCGTCAGCAACAACCTTACAGTCAACGGCAACCTAACAGTCAACGGCACGGAGACCATCGTGAACACACAAAGCCTTGACGTGGAGGACTCCATCATAGGACTCAACAGGAACAACTCATTCGCGGCCACCATGCCGAGGTTCTCGGGCGTGCACCTGCACAGGGGCACGGGATCATCGGCCACGGAACTGGACCTTTACATGGTGTGGGACGAGCAGACCAACGCCACAGGGAGCACCACCAACCTGGGCGGCGTGTTCACATTCCTGGGCTCAGTGCACCAGGAGGGTACGGAAATACCCAACTCGGACTTCACACTGGCGGACATCAAGGCCAGCACGGTGGAGGCCAACCTGACAGGAAACGTCACAGGTGACGTTACGGGCAACGCTGACACAGCCACAGAGGCCACGAACGTGACTGTTACTGCCAACAACACTGCCAACGAGACTGTTTACTTGACATTCGTCGACGGTGCCACAGGCACGCAGGGCATAGAGACAGACACAAATTTAAGTTACAATCCAAGCACAAACATCTTGTCGACAACGGCCAGTTCGGCGCAGTACGCTGACTTGGCAGAGAAATACACCACAGATCAGGAATATGCGGTAGGCACGGTGATGATGGTCAACACCGTAGAATCATCGGAGGTCACTGAAGCACGGACAGGGAACATCGCAGTGGGTGTGATATCAGACAAACCAGCGTACCTGATGAACGCTGACAGCGAAGGACAGGCGGTGGCACTGAAGGGACGTGTGCCAGTGAAAGTAGCAGGCGCGGTCACCAAGGGACAACCAGTGTACGTGGACGACGGAGGTTGTGCCACGGCGTCAGGATCAGGTTCACACATGGTGGGCATAGCACTGGAGTCAAACAGTGATTCCGGCACCAAACTGGTGGAGTGCATCCTCAAAGTGTAAGCCTTTAAAATTACCAAAATCCGCATAAATACCATACATTAACAACAATCATGCGGGAGAAATGGAACCATGACAACAAGAAACTTCAGAGTAAAGAACGGTCTGGAAGTCGGTGACGTAACAATCGATTCCTCGACCAATAAAATAACGGGATTGAGCACCTCAACCCCAAGCGATCCAGGTGACGTGGCCACGAAGGCCTACGTTGACGCACAGGTAACCGCGTCAGACCTAGATTTCCAAGCGGACTCAGGTGGGGCACTGGCGATAGACCTTGACAGTGAGACATTGACGTTCACTGGCGGTACTGGTATCGACACTTCAGGATCAGGCAACGCGGTCACATTCGCGATAGACAGCACGGTGGCGACACTGTCTGGTTCACAGACACTGACCAACAAGATACTGACCAGTGCCGTGTTGAACACGGGAGTGAGTGGTACGGCGATACTGGACGAGGACGACTTATCTTCAAACAGTGACACGCAACTGGCCACACAGCAGTCGATCAAGGCCTACGTTGACAACGGCTTATCTAGTCTATCATCTACAACGATCACAGAGGGTAACTCATCGGTGGACGTTGATGATGGCGCGGGCGGTGCCGGTCAGGTAATAATCAACGTGGACGGCAACAATGAATTAGTGATCAATGACACAGATGCCACTTTCAGTGGTAACGTTATCATGTCAGGAAACTTGACTGTGAACGGTACGACCACGACAGTGAACTCAACCAACACAACACTGGATGACAACTTGCTTGAGCTGAACTCGGGTGCGGCGTCAAACGCCAATGACTCGGGCTTCATCATCGAGCGGGGATCAACCGGTGACAATGCCATATTCATGTGGGACGAATCAGCGGACAAGTTCACCTTGGGTACGACAACAGCAACAGCATCATCAACTGGAAACATCTCAGTGACAGCAGGTACATTGGTTGCGGCAACATTCGAAGGCGACTTGACAGGTACAGCGACAGCGGCGGAATATTCCGACGTTGCTGAAAGGTTCGCGGCTGACACAGCATACGAACCAGGCACAGTTGTGGCTTTAGGTGGAGCGGCAGAGATTACTGCGGTTAACGAGGAAGCATCAGACGAGGTATTTGGTGTTATTTCTAGTTTACAACAAGCGGCGTTCAAGATGAACGGCGGAGCGGGTAACGATGAAACTCACCCATACATAGCAATGACAGGTAGGGTGAATGTGAAAGTGATCGGCACTGTGAACAAAGGTGACAGACTTATATCTGCATCTGTTCCAGGATACGCCAAAGCGGCCACCAAAGCGGAATGCACGGCATTCAACGTGATTGGTAGGGCTCTTACCAGCAAGACAGAATCCGGACAGGGTTCAGTTTTAGCGGCTGTTAGGGTCAGTCACTAGTAAATACCCATACTTTTTAGTAGGATCAAAGGGCGGCTCTAAGGGTCGCCCTTTTTTTTTAGGCGCATAAATACCCATACTGCTGTCGGTCGGCAACGATAGGGAGACCGTGCGTGGCGTTTGCCACACTAACATTATTATAAGGAGTACCAGAGTATGGCCATAGGTCGTATATCGGGGTCGGTACTGAAGTCAAACCTGACCAGGAATGGCGTCGACCTCGCGTTTGAAACAAACCTACTGTACCTCGACGTCACCAACAGTCGCGTGGGTATCGGTACTTCAGAACCCACAACAGCATTACAGGTAGCAGGCACGGTAACAGCCACAGCGTTCGCCGGGGATGGATCACAACTCACAGGAATAAACGTAGACACCAACATACAGTTGGTGGGCGACGACTCAACGGGCGCCACGCTGGGCACAGGCGAGACGTTCAAGATAGCAGGTGGCACCAACATCACCACGGCGGTGAGCGGTGACACACTGACCGTGACGGGTCCGGATCTCAGCAGTTACATCACGGCTTCCAGCACAGACACCTTGACCAACAAGACATTAACTTCGGCAGTTTTGAACACGGGTGTGAGTGGTACGGCGATACTGGACGAGGACAACATGGCGTCAGATAGTGCCACACAACTGGCCACACAGCAGTCTATAAAGGCCTACGTTGACACAGAGGTTGGAAACGTTTCAACATCATCAATATCACAAGGTGATTCAAACGTAACAGTAACAGATTCAGGCACAGGCTCAGTCACAATCGACGCGGACGGTAGCACAATAATCACCATGAACACCACCACAGCATTGGACGCTTCGGCCACGACAAATGCCATAAGACTGCCCAACGGTACAACCGCACAGAGGCCAAGTGGGTCAGTGGGTGAGATCAGATACAACAGTTCAACGGACACCATAGAGGGCTACACGTCAGCAGGCGGATGGGCACAGTTGGGCGCCACCACTGCGACAGCAGAGAACACGGACGACACATCAACAGGATCAGCCACCGCGATCAGCACGACGGCATCAGTGATAGATCAATTCGTGACCAGCAGTTTTGATTCCGCGTGGTACCTGGCAGTGACCAGGGACGAGATCAACGACGAGGTCTCGACCGCCAAGTACAGCCTGGTGCACAACGACACGGACGCTTTCGTTTCAGAGTCACACATCACACAGTCCAATGTTTCAAACACCTACGTGAGCGTGACAGCGGACGTGGCGGGCGGCAACGCCAGACTGCTGGGCACGGGCGGATCGGTGGTGAACTCGGTAAGCTTCTACAGGATAGCCACCGGAGACAACACCACAGCCAGCACCACGGGTAACGTCACGACTGACATAAATTTAGATGTGGATTCCGCGGCAGAGAAGATAGACGGATTCGCACTGGCATCCGCCAGGGGAGCAAAATACTACATCTCCGTCAACAACACAACCACAGGCGAACTCTCCAACACAGAAGCCATGGTTGTACACGATGGATCAAACGCCTACATCACACAGTACGGCAACGTCAACACCGGCAACAATGACCTAATAACACTGACAGCGGAGATAGACTCCACGGAGGTCGTGGTCAAGGCGTCAGCACAGGCACCCAACTGCAGGGTCACTGTGTACAGGATACTATTAGCGGACGATGAATCAGCATCAACGGGAGACAACATCAACGTGGTGGAGGCCACCACGGTGGATTCCGGGGCCACAACGGTGGACAGTTTCGCCACGTCGGCCTACACGGGCGCGTTCTACGTGTTCACGGGCTACAACGCCACGGAGGGCGCGGCATCCATACAGGAGGTCATGGTGGTGGCCAATGATGAGGCCTACGTCACACAGGGACCTCTGGTCAGCACAAAAGGTTCTGATCAACTGACATTCACGGCATCACTGAGCGGCACGACAGTAACGGTGCAGGCGGCATCCACATCAGGCGCCAGCACACTAGTCAACGGCTACAGGGTACACATGCTGAGGGGATCAGCGGGTGCGTCCACGGCGGACACGGTATTGGTATCAACAGAGCAGACAATCACCGGTGCTAAAACTTTTGACAGTCCTATCGCACTTACGGTGGGATCAGATCCCGCCACCGTTGCCAACAAGGCCCACGTATATGCCAAGGACGAGGCTTCTAGTGCTGAAGTGTTTGTTCGAGATGAGGCGGGAAACGTTACTAAGATATCACCACACAACGAAGCGGGCGAGTGGGAATACTACTCTAGGAATGTCAAAACTGGCAAAACGGTTAGGATCAACATGGAAGAGATGATCCGTGACATAGAGAAACTCACAGGAAAAACCTACATCAAGAACGATTAGACTATAAGATCCAATATGGTCTGCAACTTGCCTTTTATGGATTTGTTGTTGAGGGTGTTCCTCAGTCCCATGTGCAGGTTCTTGGGCCAGCACTCAAACGCACACCAACAGTAGCCGGAGTGTTCCGCATTTAATTTTGGTATGAATTCTGACTCTATGGCTATGAGATAGGTGTGGAAGAAGAACTTCTGATCATTGCTTGTAAACATCTCCAACGGTATCACCTTCTTGAACTTGGGTGTGTCGCCCACTTCCTCCTTGATTTCACGTTTCAAACCTTCGAATGCTGATTCCGTGTACTTGGCCTGTCCGCCCACCAGACCCCACATTCCCTGTGTTTTCTTGTCCGTGCGTTGTAGGAACAGGAAACGCTTGGTGGAAGTGCTGTAGAACAGTGCGCCCGAACAAACTATGTTTTCTTTCATACGTTATTATAACAACTTATGTGTGTTTTATCAAGGGGTGGTTGCGTCTGTGCTGGCGTCGTAATTGGATGAATTACCGTCCAACACTATGCTCCAATCACCCGCTATGTACACGCCCTCATATGATTTGACCCATTCTGTGCCATTGAATCTGTACTGTATGCCCGTGTTGAGATTGGTCACGTAGTGCTGTGTTGAGTCGGGATTTGATGCATCGAACGCCACGTTCCATTTTGAGGTCGTGCTGTTGTACTCTATGATGTCACCAACGCCGGCCACCAGTGTGCCCCATGTTGAACTCTGGAAACTGGCAGTGCTGTCACCCACGTCATTGATCACGAGATACCTGTCACCGTTGGCGGGTGTGCCTGGATCAAATGTGGCAGGATTGATTATCTTTTTCACTGCGGTCAGCGAGTTAGAAGGGATCGTGTCTGAATCAATGCTGTAGAGCAGGATAGTGTCATCCAGTGTTGTTGTGGCGATGGTGCCCACAATCTCGTTTCCGTTTGGCTGTTTCAATCTGATCTGTGAGGTGCCGTTTGTGACCTTGCCATACTGGTCAAGCAGTAACTTCCAGTTGACCGCGGGACCAAAAGTCTCAAAAGGATCATAGTTAGTGGGTTCGTTAGCTCCTGTGTGGAATCCGTCACCACCCGAACTTACATTGACTCCCGTGGTACCCAACAGTCTCAGTTGATTACCTGTGACTAGCAATCCAAAGTTGTTTGGTGTGACGTAACTCCTGGATATAAGTTCTCCGTCTATGAGACCTTTGGCTATTCCGCCATCGTCGTCGTATATGCTCATTATTATCTTCTGTACTACACCCAGTTTCTTGACTTTCACTGGTGGTGACAGCCATATAGGCATAGAGAATGTTAATGTGGCAACGTCAATTTCCGAGTCCGCTCCCACTGGTATGGTCCTGGAACTGAATGTGGTGCCAGTCAGTTCCACGTAACTCAGGCTGGTCCAGTCTATGTAGTTGTCTGATTTCTGTATTTCAAAGTCTGGGTTGAACAGGTATAATATCTGTTCCATTATCTGTAGTTTCTGGTCAGTGTTAGAACTCCAAATGTCCGCTGTTACCTCTAACCTGAACGGAGAAGGCATGACTTTTTCCACCGTGTACCCGGCGCCCAGTTGGTTTGTGTATTCACCTGTGCTCTCATTGTAATCACGTTCTCTGAGGTGCTGTTTCTCTATGTGATAGGGATTCTGCATCCTGTCCCTGTCATAGTTCAATTCCCTCACGTAACAGGCTATCCTCGGTGCGTACTGTAAGGCATTCTCCGAGTTATTACGTATGATGTTGGCCACCTGTCTGGTTGGATCACCGTAGGTCACAGGCACCGCTCTCAACTGCACAGAACCGTCTGCGCCCTTGCCAGTCTCAACTGAGAAATTGCTCAGTATCCTTATAAATTGAGTTAGGAACTTCCTTACCTGTCCTTCGTAAAAGTGTAACATCTTTAATTGTCAGCCTTTGGTTTCAACGCATCCGTCAATGCCTGTCTCTGTTCAACTGTAAGTCCGTTTATCGTTGAGCTGGTAGAGTTGTTGACGAAACTGGTCTTGTAGTTGGCTCTGGAGTCGTTGTTGGTTGTAGTTATCCTAACTGAATCCTCAACTTTGACCCATCTGGTGCCGTCATAACGGAACAGCCTGTTGGGTAGATAATCCGTCCTCAGGAAGTAATCACCCGGATCCACACCCGAGGTTGGAAAGGATATGCCAAACCCTGCGGGATTTCCGTTGGGTGCCACTCCGTCACCGTCTAGGTAGAAACCATAGTGTGAACTGGCCGGCGTGTCGATCACGGCGTTCACTGTGTTGTCACTGCTGGCTCTCTGAGCCTCTGTGTTGACATTCTCTGTCCTGATGTTGCCTCTCTCATCAATAGGTGCGACGTAGTACTGTTTGTAGTTGAATCCCGATTTGGGAGCATCCTGTTCCGCCTGAGCAACGATCTGATCATTGATGGTCTTCTCCCTGTTGTATGTACTCATGTAACTGGCCACCGATCCCGCTGTTGTGGCATCGCCTATGATGTCCTTGAATTCCTGTGAATCTACTAGGGTTTTCATCTTTAGCCTTAATAGATGGGGCCACCATGTTTGTGAGAATCCCTCCGCGGCCCTGTTGACATCCTCTACCACGTAGTATCTCTTCAATGCTATGGGTATACTTTCATCCAGACTGTAGTCTTCCTTCATGTGAGGGAACTCTATGACATCACCCGCCATGGGTTTCCTACCGATTCTTTCAACTATGTCGTTGAGATGTACTGTGAGAAATAATGTGTCGTTCTGTAGGAACATACCAAACTGTGATAGGTTGAAGTCGGCGTCCTGCACGTTGTATATTCCCCTTACCACATACACATCGTCCGCATATTTCCTATCTCTGTTTTCTAGGAACAGTAGATCCTGGATAGTACTCTCGTTAAGACTGTCTCCGGAGTAGTTGGGTTGGGTAGGCGATGCTGGCCCGTCTTTGTTTGTATCACCTTGATTGTACGGACCCAGATATTTGTGGAAGTGTAGATCGGTACCCCCCACTGTGAACATCTCTCGAATGTTGCGGTCAAAAAACTTATAATCATTTCCCTTTTCGGGCTTGAAAATCGACAGTCTAGGCATATCATACATATTTATTGTATAGCTCAAACCAATAAATACGACTATGTCAGAACTTCAAACAGGACAACAAGAAATATTTGATTATGTAAAGAACAACCTCGGTGAGGGCATGATCGATGTGGAATTGGACCCAAAACACTATCAAACGGCACTGGAAAGAGCCACCAACAGATACAGGCAAAGATCGTCAAATGCTGTTGAAGAATCATATGCTTTCCTAGAATTAAAAAAGAACCAAAATTCATACATCCTACCAGACGAGGTAATCAACGTGAGAAATCTCAACAGGCGGACCGTGGGATCAAGGACAGAAGGCGGAGAGGGTGGAACACTTTTTGAACCGTTCAACCTGGCATACACCAACACCTATCTTTTAAGGGCAGGGGCCACAGGCGGACTTGCCACGTATTACGCTTTCGCAAGTTACCAAGAATTAGTGGGTAAGATGTTTGGAAGTTTCATACAGTTCCACTTTGATGTAGCAACGAAAAAACTGACAATCACTCAGAGACCTAGGGCGGACAACGAGACCGTGTTGATGCACACCGACAACTACAGACCGGACATCACACTGTTCAAAGACATCTATGCCAAGCCTTGGATCAGAGATTACACTTTGGCCGTGTGTAAGATAATGCTGGGAGAGGCCAGGGGCAAGTTCAACACCATAGCGGGTCCACAGGGCGGAACCACACTGAACGGTGACGCACTCAAGAACGAGGGAAATGCCGAGATGGAAAGACTTGACCAAGAGATCGGCAACTTCCAAGAAGGTGGCACACCACACAGTTTTGTTATTGGTTAATTCCAACCAGATCACATCTAAATAGTGTTGATGAAAAAATCCAATTACAAGAATTACTCTGACCTCACGCTCGACGAACTAGAAAAGTTGGTAGAGGAATTGGAAACTATGAGCATCAAGGCATTGAAAGAACGCAAGAAAACCTTGAGGGCTTCAATACTGAGATCCGTGAGAAAAGCAATCAAAGAGATTGAAAAACGTCTGAAAAAATAGTATAATAATCCTATGCTGATAGGAGTGGTAGGATTGATAGGTTCTGGTAAAGACACCGTATCAAAAAGATTAGAGCAAAAGCACGGATTCCGCAGGGATTCATTCGCCAAGAGTCTCAAGGATGCGGTGAGCGCCATGTTCAACTGGGATCGCGAGATGCTGGAAGGCAACGGCGACAACAGCAGGCAGTGGAGGGAACAGCCCGACAAGTTCTGGTCAAAGAAGTTTGGCAAGACAGTAACCCCAAGATGGGTGCTACAACACTTTGGCACGGAAGTGATGAGACAGCACATGCACGACGCGATATGGATTGACAGTTGCCTGTCCAGGTACGACGGCAAGCCCACTGTGATATCAGACACGAGATTCCAGAATGAATTGAAGACCATCAAGGAAAACAAAGGTCAGATCATATTGGTCAAGAGAGGTGAACTGCCCACACGAGAACAGATGCAGGAACGTGGTGCCCATAAATCAGAGTGGGATTGGATGGGATGGAACTTTGATCACGTGATAGACAATGATGGTACCAAAGAAGATCTATATAAAAAAGTAGACGACCTAATCGTCGGCAACAAGATCACCAATCCTCCAACCCAGACGACGGATCCCCTGCAACCGCTGGCAATTGGCGCAAACAGTTTTTAGATTATTCACCGCGGTATTGCGCAGATTACCGTCCACGAACAACACATCCAGTTGTGCTTTCTCCTGTGCCTTGAACCCACACATCTCGCACTTCTTGAGTTTCTTGTAGCCTGAACGCTGTAGGGCTGTGATCCCTCCCACGCGTTTACCTGCCCGTTTCCTGTTGCAGGTGTCACATAAACTACGCCAGTAGATCCTGCCATATCTCTGATAGGCGTAGGCCCTGGGTCGGCTCTTGCACTGTTTACATATGGGCCTGTCTCGGTATCGCATAAGCGTATTTACGTCGCCTATATAGGCACCTGGAAAATGGTAAATTCTGTCATAAAAACCATATGATCTAATAAATAACTCTAGTATACACGTAACTTGCAAGGAGAATACGAAAAATGGCTTTAACATCACCAGGAGTAGAAGTTTCAGTAATAAACGAGAGTTTCTACGTACCATCA